AGTTTGAGTAGTTCTTCATCATCAGGTACTTTATAATATCTTATACCATCAATAGTCTCCCGATCAAGTTTCGGGAGATTTGCATCAATATGATTGAACATTAACACCTCACTCTTCCCTTATTATAACCCATAGGTATAGATTCGTCAATTGCTATAAGTTTTTCTTCAGTTCCATTATTAACCCAAATTCTTTTTGGACGATTTTTTGCTTTTTGTTTTAATTTTTCAATAGTTTCTGGAGAATGCTTTTTTCCATACATAGGATTATTTTCTCCATTCACATCGTGGTGATTTTCACTTATTTTTTTTCTAGTTTCTTCACTAGAAACTTTACCAAGATTTAATTGACGCAATCTTTCAATAGTTTCTTGACTAAGTTTCCTACCAATTAACCAAGGTTTGGATTTTCCTTTAGATGCCTCACTCATCTTTCTTTTGGTTTCATCACTATGCCTTTTACCATACATACCAACTTTTTTCTCTTTATGAAGTTGTTTAACTCTTTCAGAGCATTCTTGTCGGTATTCTTCGGTCGCTTCCCAACCAAATATTCCATCACCACCATCAGTTATATTATAACCATAAGGAACTTTACTATTATACTCTTTAATATAAGACTGTTCTAATTCATATGCTCTTTCGGCAGTATCAACTTCTTCAATCAATTCAATAGAAAACTTATCTTCACCATATTTTTTGATTGCTTCAGTTAAAATAAATCCTCTTTTGGTATGTTGATAAAATCTTTCAGTAATGGAAAATTTGGTTATTCCGACATACTGTTTTTTATTTTCAAGATTAGTAATTAAGTAAATTTTATACATTATCTAACTCATAGAAGGTTATAATTATTTATATAAATCTAAACTTCCACGAGTTAGACATATAAATCAAAGATTTAATGTTTCTTTAGCAATTAGAAATTCCTTAACTAATCCAGAACGAACAATATCATCAATACCAAACTCAATTATATCCAAAGAAGGCATCGTTCTCAAAATTTTCATAAAGTCAATTACACCATTCTTTTCATTTGTTTTAATCAAATCGGATTGAGTAGCATCTCCACAGAACATAATCTTAGAGTTTTCACCAATACGTGTAATAATAGAGCATAATTCGTGGAAATTTGCGTTTTGGAATTCATCTACAATCACAATTGCATTATCAAGTGTGGTGCCTCTGAGGAATGAGGTGCTCCAAAACTTAATCGTCTCCTGTGATTTAAGATTGCCATAGAGCATCTCAAACTCAGCATCAGAAGGCATTTGGAACATATACTTCACCATATTCTTATAAGGAATCTGGTAGATGTCTGATTTATCCTCATAAGAACCAGGAAGGAAACCAATCTCCCTTGTAGCAACCAAAGAACGAACCAGATAGATTTTCTCATAAGGAGTTCTTTCATCCAGAACTTCACGAAGAGCATTGTAAAGAGTGATGAAAGTCTTACCAGTACCAGCACATCCATAGGCAACAAGATGTTTGCCTTCTGCATATGCATCAAAAAGTTTTCTTTGATTGTCTGTTAGGGGTTCAATATCTAAAAGATATTCATTTCCAAGTGCTTTCTTTTTCTTTACCTGACGGTTTGTAAGACCAACATCATTTTGCTGATCGTTCGTCCTTTTTCTTCTTGCCATATTAGGTAGGTTAGATTTTCTTTACTATTGACCCAGGCATTTTCTGAGCACGACCTAATACATCATTCCATCCAGGATTTCGTGCGACGAGTTTATCTTTCCACTCACCGACCTCTCCTGGACTTGCAGATCCCTGTGACCAATCTCTGGACCACTGGGGATTATCAATATACCATTGTGTGATGTCGTGAACACTCATTTCAATCACTTTCGTCTCACCAGTTTCTTTGTGAATAAGGGGATAAATTGCCATTTTTTATAATAATGTGTATGGTTATTTAGATTAAGGACTCAAACGTGCCTTATGAAGACGCTTCTCTTCATAATAACTAAAAATCTCAGGCACCCATTCTTTAATAATAGGAACCATACCTTCACAAAGTGCCTGAATCTCAAGTTGAGCATCCATCTTTGCACGAAGGTCTAGAAAATGTAGTGCTGCACGAAGTGAGAATGAAACTACAAAGTTTTGGCGAATATTCTGTGGAAGATAATCTCGGAGATGCTCCTCTGCCATACCACGAGTATAAAATGCCTCTGCATACCTCTCAGATGCTGCCAGACAGAACTTTAACTGTCTTTCATAATCTTCCCTCGTCCATTCATACTTGTGCCCTTTACGGTCCAAATACAGACCTTCTGGGCGCACATAATAAACCTCTTGGGGTTTAAGGTCACCCTTGGCAACTTTCAATACACGACGACCAGTATAACGTTGTGATTGAACATCAAAAGATACACCAACACGATGAGTTCGTGCCTGAACAATTACGTTATGAACAAATCCAACGCAGTCCAAAGTAATCGCAGGATGCTCCAATGGACCCCAGTGCCCGCGTTCGTTTGCAAGTAGTTGTTCAATAACCCATTTACCACATTCTTTTTCCGCTGGGGGAAATTTTGTATGAATTGGTTCTTCGGAGTAGTCATTTTTTCCACCCTGATAAACAAGAGTTTGTGGAAGTTGTGTCTGCCGAAGCATCACAACTTTCATATTTTGATCTAGTTCTAGAAGATCCTTTGCTTTAATAGGTCTCATTTCTTTCCAAATCCTTTATATTCTTTTGAATTTTGATTTTCTAATTCTAGCACAGAAAGTTGTGCCTTCATAAATTTAAGTTCTTCACCAGAATACAAATGATCCTGTTTCAGTGCTTGCTTAATTAATTGAATTGCTTTTTTGTTTCTCATTCAGAATCCTCAAAAATTTCGTCGTAATCTAACTCTTTTGGTGTAATATCATTAAACTTATATTCCTCAGTATCAGAATATAATTCTGTTTTCAGGTAATCTACCAAGAGTTCTAAATTACGGACGATTAGTTTTAGTTTGTCTTTGTCCATTGGTTATAGTTCTCTCATATCATTCTACATAAAAAAAAGAGACCTGTCAAGGTCTCCATCACTACTTGCGTTTTTTCTTTTCTGGTGCCTTGTATCCCCAGATTTTTGGACTTACCTTACCATATCCCCAGGCAATCTTTTGAACTGCACCGTGACCAAACTTATCAAAATATAAGTCAAAGATTTTCACTTTACTTCCACGGCAGAGATCCGTATAAGTCTCACCTTCAACAATATAAGTTACGATATGAGCATCAAGAGGAAATGATGGGTCCTTTAATTGTTGCAGTGTTGCTTTTTCTAAAAGAATTTCACATCCATACTGAGAAGGAACAATAATACTTTGATTAGACTTATCCAAGACTGCTTCCTCCTGTGCCTTTTTTACAACATCACGAAGTCTACTCACGAACGACCACCCCAAATAATAGATGGGTATGCCTGGACTACAATATCTTTTGTAATCTTATATTTGGTATCAAGTTTCTTATCTTTTACAAGAATTAGAATTTCTGCTTCTAGTGGATGTAATCCTTCTAGGATATTAATAAACATAGATTCTCTACGAATACTATTTATTGCATCATTACCACCTTTAAGAAAGTGATAGAAGTGCTTAAACTCTCTACGAATTGTGGTATGTCCCTGATCTGCCTGTGCCGTATTACCTACGGAGAAGGAACCAGTTTCGTGCATCCTACGAATTTCTTCCGTAAGTTTATCACTCATTGATCCATTAAAAGTCGTCTGATCCTTATAACCAGAATAAGGTACTGCACCTTCTGGTAGTAGAGAAATCACACTCTCATCAAAGTTCCAAATAAAGACTGCTCGGATTGATGGATGATCGTACTTTTGCAGGATCTCCACTTTCTTTGCATTGGTCTTTTGACGAGATACCAAATCAAAAACCTCAAAGGCAAATGGATTACTTGGTAGATTATCAATTACAGGAGCAGCTCTTTTTGTTGTGGTCGCTGCTTTGGGTTTTGTTGTTATTTTAGTTGTAGTCATAATTATTATCAGTTAAAAAAATTAATCTTCGTCGTCATCTTCTTCTGGATCAAAATAACCTTCCTCAAAACGAATTGCTAATACTTCGTCAGGAATCAACTGACCATTAGAATCAAACATTTCTGGGTGAATTCTAGGAATCTCCCTATAACTCATCATATACTCTCTGGCAACCCATCCAGTTACAATTCCTACTATAAAGAACAATATGATTAAAAAAGAACCTAATACTAAGCTAACTGCTAACATCTTTTTTTCTCCTTATAGGAATTGTTTTTCTTTTCTTTATTGTCAAAGAAAATTCAAAATAGATAGTTACTTCTCGTCTTAGAAAACAAAGCAACTTCTCAAAAATAATATGAAAATCTTTCGGTTGCCTTTTTTTACCCCCACTAAGTATAAGTTCTACACCACGATTTATTCCGTGGTAGTTATTGTTATTTATGGGTGTATCAGACAATTTGCTTCTCTTTCAGAAATTTAACGGTATCAGTGCATCCACCAAGTTTTTGATCATCACAAAGAACCTGAGGGAAGGTAGAACCTTCACCAAACTCTGAATAGAATTCTTCTCTGGTAAAATCTTCTCCTAAATTATACACCACAAACTTGCTTCCTGTCAATTCTAGGACTTGTTTGACTTTAAAGCAATATTCACACCCATCTTTACTATACACGGCAAAGTTCATTCTTTTCTCCTTAATGATAATTAATTGTTTCTATACAGTTTTCGTAATCTTCCATTATAGCATTAGAAATACTAATAAGAGCATTTTTAAGTTTATTATCTGTTTGTTTGTTGGCAATTTGATTTATATATCTAAACTTTTCTAACTGATATTTTCTGTGTGCATCAAGTGGATTATTATAATATCCCAAATGCAAAACTTTTCCATCTTTACATAAAGAAGAATGGAAACCTTTACTACTTTCACAATAGTATACACCTAAAGGATACTTTCCCCTCTTTTTATCACATTTAGTAAGTAATAAATTAATATGACTTGGAACAAAAATACACTTATCTGGGGAGTATACTTTATTTCCTGGATATAAAATATCTTTATCTAATTGTTTACCTTGCCAGTCTTGTTTCTCCATCCATAATCTAAAATTAGAAAAATATTTCCACTCATCAGAAACAGAACATCCAACATAAGCAGGATGCCTTTCCAATGAGTTTTTAGAATAACATCTTGTTATTAATGCCTCCCATCTCTTATAGTAAGGGCAACTTTTTCTTTTTCCATTTATGAGTGGTTTTATAACATAGTCAGCATCATTTACACCAAATCCATAAATCAATCTTCTTTGAGATTTACTTGCTACTATACTCATAATTGTTTAATATCTGTAATAATTTATATAAGAAAAAAGAGGAGATTTCTCTCCTCCTATTATACCACCACCATACCTTTCTCACCACAGAAAGGGTCTTTATTCCCAAAGATACAAGGAATGTTGAAGACCTTCATATTATAAGGGATTTTGAGTTGGGTGTCAAGGGGTATTAAGCAGCAAATGTACCAGTGTTTATGTCAGGTAACCTACGGGCAAACCAAACAGAACCTGCTTGTGGTGTCACAGCTGCGTTACCACTAGCAGCAGTTAATTGAATTTTTAAACTTGTTCCAGTACCATTTCGTAAGAGTAGTTTAAAACGGAAATAATGAGTAACGGATGCTGCCAAAGAACCTGTGTTAAATGTATATGCGGCAGTAGTAGTTGTTGTTGAACCTCTAAAATTAAGGGTTGTTAGTGCAGTTACAGCACCAGGAGGTGCGGCAATACCTGCCAAAGGTGATTGCTCATAATCAACAAACATTGAAGTTGGAGCAGCAGTGTTAGTCAGTGTCCAA